GAAAGCTTGAGTTTTCCAGAAAAAAAGTATGCGGCGACGGCGACAGCAACACCTTCAAGACCATACTTTACTAAGCGAGTTACAACGTCGGCGATGACAGAGGTTTCGGCTACTTTCTGTTCGGGCATTTTATATTCTGGAAACGAAGAAAAACAAATGACTCTACTGACATACCATGTATCAGTAGATGAAGATGTTAAAAAGAAATACAATATTTTCAATGCAGGTGAGCGACAAATCGATTTTTATATTCAAGTCTATCTCAATTCACCCGATGGATGGTCTCAAGATGGATATGTATTTGAACCAACTAACCGAACAAGCGCAAAGATATTCATACATCTATCCTCAACGGAAACTATAACTAAAAAGTGTGGACTTGCTGGAAACCTATCCTGTGCTGAATTACACGGACGAAATATATATCTAAATGCGGGGCGTTGGTTTCACGGTGCACCCGAGTCAAAATTAGATTTAGAAAACTATCGTCAATATATGGTTTCCCATGAGATGGGCCATATCCTTGGAAAGGGCCATGTATCGTGTCCTCATAAAGGTGCTCCCGCACCAATTATGCTTCAACAAACAAAAGGAATTGGAGAATGTATTCCTAATACCAATGTAAAGGGATGACAAAGACTACACATTTAATTCTCACAGTTGTTGGAGTTATTGCGCTAGGAGGTGCATTTGGATTGAATATCATGTATTTGACATTACAAGACAAACCTAAGAGTGCTCAAATATCTATGGGAACATTTGGAAGTTTAATAAATCTAGCAGTTGTACTTGGCTTAATGTATACCATCTTTATTGACGAACCATTCCGTGAAAAGTGGAAAATAGCATTATTGCTGAGTATTCTTTTTATCGGATTACTTGTTGAGTTTTGGCTCCTTACCCTTGATCCTGAATTTGCGTCTCAAACATCAGTCTCTGCGTATATTGTATTGTGCTTGAATACAATTGTGAGATTGTTTATTTTGATTTCTGCTCGTTGCAACACAACTGTAATAGAAACTGTAGTTCAAGCTGCTTCCGAAGCAGGTAAAGATCTTTCAACAATTGAATTAAACAATGTTTGGTCTAAAAGCATAAGTCTTTTTGATAATACATTAAAATCAACAACAAAAACAGATGAAGAAAAACTAGAGTTAATGAACAAATTCAGAGCTGCATTTGGAAAGGAACCTAGGCTTCCCCGAGAAGGGCCAAAGGGTGGATACAGGCGTTAAAATTAGGCTTTCATACATGGATGCATTAGTATAAATAAGAATGCCTCGTGAAATGCTACCGAAAGAAGAAGATGGACAAGTTATTGATTATCTTGAAGAAGACCCCGAGATCCCTACTCAGCGATATTGCATCATGTCATTTATCTCGCCAGAGAAGGTGATCAAACAAAAGCAAGAATTTTTCTACGAGCGCTTCCTAACGTGGCTGGACTATGAATGGAAGGTAACTGGCATGGAAGGTTTTATGGCATTCCTGGCAAAGAAGTATAGTCTCAAAGTTGAAGATCTAATGAATGATATGAATGAGTTTAAGAAAGTTCATAATGATGAAATTTCTAAAACCGACATTCAAGAGAAGTACCAGGTATTCCTCATGAAACACGAGAAAGATCTTGATACCGAATTTACAGAGAAGAATGAGTTCCGTACAAATGTACGAGGTGTCAAGGTTCGTCGTGTATACGCAAATCTAGAAGAAGCTCAACTCTATACGCGTGTTCTTCAGCGCAAGTATCCTCGTGACAATCTCTATATTGGCAAGGTTGGGTGCTGGCTACCTTGGGATCCGTCTGAGAATGTCATGCCTGAAGTTGAATATGCTGAGAAGGAGCTCAATGAGATGATGCGCAAGTACAAGGAGAATGAGGTAAACAAAGACATCTTCTTTGATGAGCGTAAGAATGAAAAAATTGAAGATCAAAAGAAGGAGAATGCGGCTCGCAAGAAGAAGGCTCTCGAAGATCAACTACTAAATGCTCCTGCTGTTCATCCTACTGAAGGTGCAATTCGCGATTAGCCAGTCTTTTTGACCCAAACCTTTGGACCAGCACCTCGTTTTTCAATTTTGGAAGGATCAAACTCGTCACCGGCCAACATGGTTGAACTAAACGGTTGATTATTAGCCCATAAAGACTCATCACATAAATGAAAAGAAGGATGATCAGCTGCTTTATACCAAAACACCTGATCTTCTAGTTTATTTGACTGAACGCCATTTGCAATGACAAGACACTCATAGTTTTCAGTACACTGATCCATAAACTGACAAAACATCTCAAAAGTGTGAAACATACCTGCGTAATTATCGTAGATACGTTTACGATTTGTGATATTGTTGTCTCGCAAAATAAAAACAAAATCTATATTTGTTCGTAAATTTGGTGTAATACCTAACGGATATTGCATGGTTATCATTGTTACCATATCAATGTGACGACCATTCATAAAAACATAGCGCGTTGACTCTTCATTGATCCATGATTTATCGTACAAACAATCGTCCAGAATTAAGAAGGCGCGGGGATCTGAATTAGAATTACCACCGTGGGACTTCTTATCATGATTTCTTTGCTGTTTTACTGCTAACTGTCTCTTTATTGCATTCATCACAATTTCAGGCCTATATTTATCATGGATCAACTTAGACGGAACCATATCTTGAAAAAAAGGATTCGCAACTTCTGTTCCAGATATTACAGTTCCTACTGGAAAACATGCACGAGTGTTAGCAAGGATATCTCTTACCAGGAAAGATTTTCCAGTATCCTTTTTTCCTATAAGTACAATCATTGGAGATTTTCGAGAGTCAATTTCACACCTATCGACAAGTGTTTGAATATTGAACTTTTTGATTTGAAAATTCATCGCGTGAAGTTTTCTATATTGGTTTATATGTCGCATTATAATTGAAATGATCAAGCGTAAACAAGTGAGTGAACTTCGAGTAAATCCATTATTACTGACAGTGGGCAAACTTCAATACAAAACAGAGCTCTGGAATGTTATAAATCTTCAGCCTTTTTTTCCTCCAATTGAAAGTTTATTCAAAACAAACTATTTAGATCCTGTAAAATCATTTGGTATCAAGCTAAATGATACAGTAATTTCAGTATCAAATACAACTGCAATACTTTCATCTGGAAAAACTGTAGAAGTTCATCCAAAAATAACGATGCTTTTGAGTCCATATAAATGGATGAAGGGTGAATTTGGAACACTAGGTCTTCCGGGATTAAGCAAGACTGTAGACACGGTCCATTCAAAGTTACAGAGCCCAAACAATGCAGGATACGTTGGGTCTATACTTTCAGTTGCTCTATCCCAATCAGGTTGTCAGCACTTTCCTGCTGTGTATGGAGTATTCACAGGAATATCGACTACACATACTATTAATATTTCAGATGACTACGAGGATCTGTGTGAACGTTCGTGGTTTTCGCAAAATATTGGGAAAACATTTGATTTAAAACTAGATGAACATATCGGTTCATCTATAGAATATACTCGTAGCGCACGTCACACGTTAAATTTTGAAGAAGGATGTGTTGATATGGGAGATGTTCAGATTCTAGATGGAATTGAAACCGAAACAACCGAACTTGGAAATATTAATCAGATCTTCAAAGGCTCAGATGAATTGAATGCCGATGATAATTCATCAAGTGTATCTACATCGTATATTTTTCAAATAGAGTCAATGTCAAGTTCGTGTATCTACGAACCGGAAGAAGAGGAAGAGGAGGAACCTTTTGCGTGGGCAACATTTAAGAATGTTCCGGTTCAGATGACAATTATGGAAAAATGTACAGATACACTGTATAAATTATTTATAGAATATCCCGATCCTCAGAAACAATTTGCATGGATTGCCCAGGTGATATTTGCATTAGCATATGCTCAACGTAATTTTGCTTTTACACATAATGATTTGCACGGCAATAACATTATGTATATTCGTACTACTCAAGAATTTTTATATTACTTTCATGCAGGAACATCGTATGCGGTTCCTACATACGGGGTTTTGTTAAAGATTATTGATTTTGATCGTGGAATTGGATCGGTGAAACTACCTGGCATGAAAGATGCAAAGGTATTTATGAGTGATCAATTTCATGTAGCAGAAGAAGCAGGTGGCCAATACAATTGCCAGCCATTTTACGTTGATAAACATACAGTTATAAAACCAAACTCTTCCTTTGATCTTGTACGCTTAGCTACTTCAATGTTTTGGGATCTATATCCAAATGGCCCTAAATTTGATGAATACCAAGAACAGCCCTTATTCAAACTTTTCATACGCTGGATGACTCTTGATGACGGTACTTCAGTCCTATTCTTCAAGAACAACCCCAAGATAGATAGATATATTGGATTCAGTCTATACAAGGCAATTGCACGGTATTGCAAAGATACAGCTGTTCCTCGTAAAGAAATTAATGAACTTGCCTGCTTCACTGGACCAATCCCTGCAGGAGAAGTTCCATTAGTTATTGATGTTTAAATCAAAACGTCGGAACGCCTACAAACATTTCTTGAACTTGAGGAAGTTCGGGTTGAATATTTTTTACTACTTCTGCGATCTCAGTTGACGTAACCGCAAAGGAAACACCTCCGGCCATTGCACCGCCAAGCACGGTCACTTTTAATGCACTAAACCAATCTATAGGCTCTTGGTTTGATCTACGATCAAGAGCGTACAGAATAAAACATGTTATTGCAATTGCGATAGGAATATATACTTGCATCATTTGTTGCCTCACATCGGTTATCTTTATAAATTTAAAACGAGGGCTTCCTTTTCTATCTTTGAATCCAGAGATGCAAGCGGATCCATCTCAGGTAGATTTACAACTACTTCTGCAGTGGGAGGAGGTTCGTCTAGGTTTGTCACAGATAGTTTATCATCATCTGTATCAGGCTTATCGACAAATGTTAATCTACTATGCGGAGGTTCATCATCATCTGAGTCAGACTCTTCATCTGGTATATCTTCAAATATGACAGACTTTGATGAGGGGGGAGGTGCGGGCTTATCTTCCGCAGGAGGTTCCGTGAAATACGACTTAGCAATAACTTCCCAAGGAAGGAATGCGCGAATTACATCGTCAAGTGTCTTATAGATAACTTGTTCAATTTCTTGACGATTGCGAGCCTGTTGCTCAGAAGGTACACCTTGCATTTTGAAAAGATACGCAGACTGCCACAATTTACGTGCCGAATGTTTGTACAGTTCATGAATAAACTTTGTTACGTTCGGACGTTCAAATTCTACCTTTACTTGTGAAGACGAACCACGATACTGAAGGGCTGCAAATGATTTCATATACGATAAGAAAACACCCATAAGCAAATCATCCATATATCCACATTTTGATATCTTTAGGATTCTATCGATCTCTTCCGTTAGTGTTGCGTCAGACCAGTCGGGTATTTTAGTTATCATATTTTGAAATGTTCTTAATACCTGGTCTAGTTGTTTATTGCGATCACATAATTGCTGTGCGCTTTCTTGGATACTCCAGAAACCCTCTGCAAGACGTGGAACTAATAAAGATGCAAGATGCTCTCGAAGCTGAACCTTTGCCACTTCTGTGTCTCCCATTTGTACATTCTGAATTAAAAGAGAAATGCAAATAAAAACGGATTTGCTTTCTATATAATTTTGAGAACTATATATCTCGATGATGTTGAATGTCGGACGCACGTTATATACTGTGGGTAAGATTCTATCAATCGTACTTCAATATCACAGCCGATCAAGTATGGAAACGTTATCCACACTTGGTTCCGGTCTAAGTGATCCTGATCCAACGGATAGTGATAATGATGGTGATTATAGTGACTGTATTTCGTAAAAACGGATTCTGTATCGCACAAGCATACTATTTTTAACTAAGACAAAATGGCAACTACCGAGCAAATTGCAGCTTTCAAGAAGGCGTATGCAACTATGGGTAAGATCCTGGAGTCAATGGGTGGAGAGTCTGACGCAGAGTCAGAGACGAAGCTAACCCCGCTTCAGAAGCTAGAAAAGCGACTGAATGCAAATAACGAAAAGCTCACGAAGCTCAACGAGAAGATCGCTGGCGGAAAGAGTAAGATCCCAGATAAGGATGAGGAGACAAAGACCAAGCTCGAGGAGACAATCTCCGGGCTGGAGACTAAGATCTCCGAACTCAATTCCAAGGAAAATGTCGTAAAGACAAAGACTGTAGCTAAGCCTGCAGCAAAGAAGACTGAGGAGGAATCTGAAGTCGAGGACAAGCCCGAGGTAAAGCCGAAGGAGAAGAAGGTAACCAAGGTTGCCGAGAAGAAGTCGGAGGAGAAGCCAACGACGGACAAGAAGAACATGCCACGCATCACGCCTGCAATCACAACTCAGCTAAAGACTGCGTTCGAGACCGCTAGCGTTGCCTGGAATGACAACTTCAAGAAGACGTTTGTCTCGTACGTTAACGAGATGGATGCAACTAAGTATGCATCGCAAGGGCTGGAGAGCCACATGACTACGTACGCTAACATGAATAAGCCTGCTGCGGCAGCAAGTGAAAAGCCTATCAAGGTTCAAACTGTAGATCAACTCCACAAGCAAAACAAGAACATCTCCGATGTGTCACCTGGTGTTTATCGGCACAAGACAACTGGAGATATGTTCACTGGTCCTGAAGAGGACAGCGATGAGGAGTTTGAGGACGGTATTGTCGATGGCGTAGATTACGTCATTGGCCAGACAACCAAGCGCGTGTATATCACCGCAGAAGATGGGCCCGACACGTTTGTTGGGTACTGGGGCGTAGGCAAGTTCTATGATGCCTCACTGTAAACTATAATGTAGGTGAAACTATATTTTTAATTGCATAATTAAAGTTCAATGTATCTGGCCAAATGAGGGCATAGAAGAATACGATGAAGGGAAGAACCATAAATCCAAACATGCCAAATGTGATAAGTGTTACTGCTGCGAACAAATATCCGGCAATTGCGCTACCGAAAGCATTTAGTCCGAGTTGATATGCAGACATTCCAAAATATGTAGTTGATAATGCAAGTAAAAAGTACCAGAGCGCAGTAAAGATATTGAAAAAATGACTCGGCGGAGACTTTGGTGCAGATGGTGCAGAAACTGCAAATACTTCTCCATCATTTTTTGACAGAAGAGTGGGTGTACCTTTGTTCATGGATACCTTTGCTTGAAAGGTCTTTGTTACACCAGGAGCAGGGTCCAATATTCCTAAAGATTGTGCAGAAACTACAAAATTTATTTCACCATTTTGTACCAGCCCTTGTACTTCTTTTGTTACATCTGTAAATGTTGTTCCAACACCATAAGACGCTTGAATAACTTCCAGTCCCGACATCTCTTATTATGATGAGAACACGACATTTGCAATTCCTCTTGTAATGCGTAAAAAGTTGTAGGACTCGACATATGCTCGAAGACCATATGTAAATTCACGAACTTCTGATGGAGTTTTGGTTATAATACTAACAACCTCATCCGAATTAAATACTTTGGTGCTCTGAACACGCAAGGGGCGTTGATTAAATGCAGTAGATTTAACTATGCACTCGCGAGTTGTATGAGAGCTTGTTACAAAAGGAGGATCTTGCAGAGTTAGTCGCAGAAGTGTCTTGTTAAACATAGACCCATTCAAATGTCCAGATGGTTGTGTTGATGTGTTTTCAAGAGCAAATGAATACATATATATACCAGGAATCGGGTTACCTGTTTGATGCTTATAATTTTCTTGTAGACTGAAAAAATCAAATGGTTTTGCATTGAATCGTTCGGCACCATCCAACATGATCGTTCCATCGATAAGAATATCATCTGCACTCAGGCTCTGCTTCATTACAGGGCCAGATGAATACCATGG